GGGACCATTACGAAAAGGGTAACAAGCAACTGGCGAAACTCTATGAGAAATTGTGGATGAAAGCAGACTCCTACGCGACAACGCATCTCAAAGGCGATGAATTGCAATACTACTATAAAGAGACCGACTAATATCACATACGGATATTTCGAGGAGATGAAAAAATAAGCTAAAAACGATGCTAGAGAACATATTAAACTGGTTAGCAACTTTAACTATTGCCATCTTGGCGGCCATCTTCGTCTGCCATATCTTCCTGAAAGGAATAACAGGAGAAAAGCTATATGCGTTCACACGAAAATGGTGTAAATCCAATCAAGATCGAGTCGTAATACATGCAACCATCAATGAAAGTGGAAAGAAAAACATTTATGTGCACGGAGATCAAAACCAAATTGGTAGCATACTCTATTCATTTTGCGAGATGAACGATTCGTTCAGAGGTGTCATCATGCTTTTAGCAGATTACTATCGAGATGGCCACCGAGGAGCATAAGCATGAATTTCAGATTGTTTTTACTTGGACTTTAATATAAACAAAAGACGATGAAGAATGAAAATATTAAAAAGACGACATTGTTGACAAATAAGCTACATGAGAGCTCAGAAAGAGGCCAAATACAAGATATTCCTTTTTCTGAATTGTCTGAAGAGGATTTCGATGAACTACATGACTTCCTTGATGGAGAAATTGGTTCTAGAAAACATGATGTGATTGATAAAATTTGGTACGACCCGAAAGACGGAAGCTATTATTGTGATGTCTATTCGCCCCGATATGGGACAATAACAGATATTGATGTTACAGATATTATGATATTTATAGAAAATGGGCGCAACCCGTGTGATAGATAACAAATTGAAAAACGATGAAGATGATTAATCCAAGTGAGGTAAAAACGATTGCTGATAAGATGATTGAGCTTGATGAATATCTAAATGAGCTCTCTCATGTAGGAGATTATACGCGACGTTCACTAAAGATAACAACATTTTTTGATTATTGTGATGGGTATGTTGGCACTGAAGATGTAACAATCTATATTGATGATGCCGAGTTTATCAATCTTCTTGACACCTATGTTGAGCGAAAGAGAATGATGTTGGAACAAGAATTAAAAGACTTGACTAATGGCAAGGAGCATGATATTATTGATGACAATCTTGCTCTGCAGTTACTAAACGACCATCGTGTTAAAAAAGTCGAGGAACTTACCGACATTGAGGAAAAAATCCAATCACTAGACTGATAACGAAGAAAGGAAAAGCTAATAAACTAACATCATCAGGTATGTTCTACATAGTTAATTCAACATTCGTGAGCAAAAAAATGTGGAGTTTTGCCATCTTACCCCTATTGTCTGTAACCTACTCAGTGGATGAATCGGCCTATACGCTAGGCATACGATTGACTTGGTTATTTTGGGGTATTGTAGTTTATCAATCGATAAAAAAAGGTAAGCGAGCCGATCCTCACGGACAGGTCCCGCTCAAATGCAAATAAGATGTTTAATCAATCCCTGCTGCCACCAAGCGGCGGCAAGCGAGAAATGATCAAAGATTACGACAAAGGTATAAAAAAAACAATTAAAAGCAAATGATAATAGAAAAAATTTTCAAACCACCATAAAAAATAATCAAATATTGCATGATTAATTATATTTGATTATATTTGCAAATCATTTATAGTTCATTATGGAGAAGAAAATAGACATACGTAGTTTGGTCATAAACCCAGACAATCCCCGTGTCATGAGTGAATTTATGGAGGGGAAACTGATTGAGAGCATCTTAGTATTTCCTAAGATGCTCGATTTGCGTCCGTTATTGATAAACCAAGACCATGTGGTTATCGGTGGCAACCAACGCCTTACGGTGTTACTAAAAATCCTAGAGATGCCCGAGACAGACATCGAGGATTATATGTTCAACCAAAAGAAATACCGTTTAGGTGAGAAAGCCATGCAGCAGGCGCTGATGGAGTACTGGAGAGCCTGGAAAGCCTCACCAGAGGTGAGTGTGCGCGTGCTTGACGACATCGCTGCCGACCAGCAGAAAGAGATCCTAGTCAAAGACAACCTGCACTACGGAGAAGATGATGTAAACATACTAAAACAATTCTTTGACCGCGAGAGCATCGGTGACTACACAGGCACGATGGCGTGGAACCTGTACGACTATAACGACAAAATCAATGACCAAGAGTTGGATTTACGTAGCACCTATCCCGAGAAGTTCCGCTGTGGCTTTGTAGAGTGCCAGATGACAGACCGCGAGTTCAGTGACTTGTGCGCCTTTCATGACAAGTACTTAGCAGAGCATGACGGCAGTGGAGATGGATTTTTAACCGCATTACTTTATAAACAGCTATGAAAAAGGACGTAAGAGCATTAACTATCAACCCCATCAATCCCCGAAAAATTGCTGTGGGTCAGAAACGTCGTTTGCAACAAAGCATCATGCTGCTGCCCGAGATGCTCACCTACCGCGACATCATCATCAACCCCGCAGGCGTGGTGCTGGCAGGCAACCAGCGCACCACCATCCTCAAAGAGATTACCACCACCTCGCCGATGGACTGGATGATTGTTTTGCAGGAAAATGAGAAATGGCTCAACATGAGTGAGAAGCAGCGCGAAGCAGTCATCGAGCGGTGGAAACAATGGGTGGAGAACCCCCTTGTAGAAGTGACCGAGGCCCAGCTCAGTGAGGACGAAGAGAAAGAGCTCATCATCAAAGACAACAACGAGTTTGGCGAGTTTGACTACGACCGTCTGCAGCAGATTTATGATGAGATCAACCTGGTCAACTTCGGCTTTGATGAGAACCTGTTTTATAATCCTGAAGAAGACGATACCGTGCTGGCCTTCACCAAAGGATCGACCCCTCGAAAAATTGATATGCTCTCGTTTGGCAAACACGTGGTTCCCGTGACCAAGGAGGAGTACGAAGCCTTGGTGGCCCGCTACAACGAGTATGTTGATGAGACAGGGGTGAACTTCGGATTTATCAAGAGCCTATTGGAAGGCGTCAACATGCAATAATCACTTTTAACATTTACGAAATATGGAATACGTCAAATTTACCGACATCCGCCCAGCCGCCTACAATCCGCGCAAGATTAGTGACGAGGCTTTCGAGGAGCTCAAAAGCAGCCTACGTGTCTTAGGGTTTATCCTACCCATTATCGTCAACCGCGACAACATGACTATCGTCGCTGGCCACCAACGTACCAAGGCCGCTATGGCTGTCGGGATGAGTGAGGCCCCCGTGTATTACATCAGTGAGGTGGGCATCGAATCTGAGATTCTGTTCAACCAGATTCACAACGGCGTGGAATACGAGCCACAAGAGCACGCCCACTGTATCGCTCCGCGCGAGAGTGGCGTCTTTTATGCCGATGTGCCACCCGAGTCTTTTGAGATGGGCGGTAACAACCCCTCGATTGTCAAAGACACCTGTCGCCTAATCGTCAAGCATGGCGATGCCCTGTGTGCCATCGTCTGCGGTGATGAGGTGGTCTTTGGCAACAACTACCTCAAAGCAGTATTCACCCTCGGCCAGCCTGCCCACTGCTATTTCTTAGACCCCTCCAAGCGTAAGATGTTCGACTACTTCTTTGCTCGAGACTATGGCGTGTTCAGCTACGACCATATCGAGCGAGCCGACTTCATGCAGGGCCGTGCCCAGCCCCCTCGCTACCACGACATCGAATGGTCGATGCTCTACCGCCGTGTGGTTCCTTTCCTATTCAAGGAGGACCGTCGTAGCGTGAAGGTGCTTGACTTCGGCTGTGGCAAGGCCGTGTTCATCGATAAGCTACGCAAGCAACTAGGCTATCGCTATGCCATTGGCTTGGAGTTTTTCAACCACAACCGCGTGGGCATCTCTATCGAGAAAGGCCATGAGATGATCAACAACTTTATCGCCTATGTGAAAGCCAACGGCTTGTTCGATTACGTCATCTGCGATGCTGTGGTGAACTCCGTCAATACGCAGAAAGCCGAGGAGTCGGTGTTCACCTGCCTGAACCTCTTTGCCAAGCTCGGTGGCAATGTCTTTGTCTCAGGTCGCCTCAAAGAAGTTGCGCTACGGCAGTACAAGGCTCGCCGCAACACCACCGATGACTCCACCACCGTGCAGTTCTTTGACGAGAATGGGCTGACAGCATTTATGCAAGAGGGACAGTGGTTCTTCCAGAAATTCCTTACACGCGACCAGGTAGATGCCCTGTTCGACCGCTATGGCTTCGAGCCATTCATCCGCTACGAGAGCTCAGGCTATTGGGGCTTTGGAGCCCAAAAAGTACGCGAGCTCACACGCGAGCAGTACATTGAAGCGGTGGACTACGAGTTCAATTTGAACCTACCCAATCATCAACGATACAATAGACAAGAAGATATCAAACCACTGTTTGGTCTAAGCTAAAAAAAGTTGCAAAAATGATTATTTTTGCGTATCTTTGTAATTGCAAATATGATGTTTAACCAATTTAAACGACGAGAAAGCGATGGTAGAAATTGAATATGCCTATCTAAAAGGCACGTATAAAATCCTTTGGTTGAGATACGTTTATGGAGTCAATCTGAACACCCACTGTATGCACTGCCTACTAGGGCATAACGACCGTAGGGTTTACGGCTATATGAAGATGCTGCAAAACCTCCAACTGGAGGAGAGCAGATATTATTATTTGTGTGGCGTAGACCAAGAATTTGATTGGTATAAAAACCTACATCTTGCCTTTGTTAGGAGTGTAGGTAATGTGTTAGAAGTCGATAACGATTTCATTAAGTGCCGCATCATCAATGCCAAACAGTTGCCCATCTCCGACAAGTATATCGACTGGAGCCTTCCCCAAGCCCGTAACAGACTTTTTTGCACTTGTCGCAACTGGCAATTTGCAAACTATCTTGTGAGTCGTGGCAATGTCACGACGGCCCCTGTGCAAGGAACGTTGTTTGGATAAGGACCACCTATGTCGAAGCCCTCCCTGGATGAATTTGAAGATGCGATACGAAAAGCTGGCGGCAACCTCTCGGTGACGGCAGGGATGCTTGGTGTCACACGGCAGACCATCCATAACTGGGTCAAGGAAGACCAAGCCTTCAAAAGTGTTGTCATAGATGCTAGGAAAAGGGTTTTCGATAAATGCTTAGACACCGCTTATGCCATAGCGATGGGCGTACCAATAGTTGATGAGAAAACAGGACGCTTTCTTGGCTGGCGAGAAAAACCAGACTCCACCATGCTACGCTATTTACTATCTATCTTAGGGCGTGATGAAGGATTTAGTGAACGGGTTAATGTCAATGTAGAGAACCCTATGCCTACNGTCATACAAGTAGTAACACGAGAAGGGAACAAAGACCATAGTGATGAATGAAATTTATCTTTGTGAGAATCCTACGGAGGGGTGTTATGAACTGAGGTTCAATTACGCCCCTGCCCTAGCCTATTATATCCAGAAAATACCCTCAGCCAGATA